GTTTAAACTTTAAGCGGAAGACGGGACTCGAACCCGCGACCCACACCTTGGGAAGGTGTTAGGCAATTTAGGAACTCGATGGAAATGAATCGAAAACCATTGGTATAAGTGGATTTTAAAAATTAGTTATCTGATTTTATGGGGAGTAAAATGGTCAACAATGATGAATTTCGTCAACAATTCGTCAACAAGTCAAACAGCATCTCCGATCGATTTTAATGTAGTTTAATATCTGTTCTTCAGTTTCCTCAATTCGTTGCTTCCGCTACAACGATTTTAGATTGGAATATTAAACAAAAGCAGCCCCTACTCGGGGCTTTTCCTGTTCTGTAAACAAACAAAAAGCCCTAACATGTGGGCTTTTCTATATACTTATGATTCAATAACTGTTTTGCACAGGTTCTCCTTATCCACTCCTTATCCAATTGAACTGGTCGTTTCTAAATAAAAGTCTATTCATTTTTCTTTTCTTTAATAAGAAAATAACCAATATTAAATATGACCAATGGTATTGCAACTATAACAATGAAAGGAATTACCGGATTTCCAAATAAAACAGAAAAAAAGTCTTTCAAGCCATCAAAATATAGTACTCCTCCTAATATAAAAAAATAAAAGAGTACTAGGATTGACATAAAGTAAACGTAGTTGCGTGCGATAACTGCCCTCAAACTCGACTTTGGTATTTCTTCCTCAAAAGTTATAACTACAATATTCGAAACCAACTTCATTAATAGAAAAATTATCGTTATTACACCCATCGCAGTCAAACTGGAGAATGCCAACAGTTTACCCGTTGGAACTGAATTGATATGACTAAAAACAGAGCTTATGGTCTGCAAACTTCCCATTACACCAATTACAATACCTGTAAAAATACCAAGAATCGATACGAATTCAGCATATATTTTTGCTTTGCTGCGAATTATCAATTTAACTTGTTTACTTGCATCTTTTACTGCTATATCAAGGGGCCGTACTTTTCTTTCAAGAGCTGCAACATTTTTTAGAATGAATTCTCTTTGAGTAATAGCAAGATGGACATGATCTTCAAAGCGTTCAAAACTTTTCTTAATATTCTCATCCTTGCTTTCCTCGTTTGATTTTTCAATTATCTTAGTCAAATTATCTTTAATTATTTCAAGCTTTGGATCCTCCTCAACGGAATAAATACAGTCAGTAATATCACCATACGGTAATCTTCCTTCTCCTATTTGCAAAAAAATAACTGTAAATACTCTATACCATCGACTAATTTCGTCTTCCAAAAATTTATTCTGTGATTTAATAATGAACTCTTTAAAAAGTTCTTGTATCCCTATTTGTTCTCCCATATTCGTACCTCAGGATGATCAGAAAAATATTGTTTAATTTCTTCATCGGTATAAGGTTCGACAAAGGAATTGTTGATAATTGCATGCTCATATTGTTTCCATAGACTTTGTTCATGTGTTTTATGAACTAAGTCAAAAGTGCCATATTTACTAAGACTGTTTACGGTCTCCTCAATTTTTCCTCTGACTTTTAAATCGATATCATCTTCATTAAAATGTTTGACACTGATATCGACAATATCACCATTTTTATTTCTTTCAACTAATAGTTGTTCAGAAATACTATCGATGGTTCCAGACCCATATTTTTTAAATTCATGATAAACAGACGGTATTACTGGCCCATATTTCCATTTTCCAATTTCATCACAAAATAAAGGTTCACCTGTCTCAACGAGAAATCTTGCCTGAATGTAATATAATAATTTTTGCAACCTTAAATTACTTATTGGTCTCTTGAGTTCAATGGACTTTTTTACAATGTAATTCGCAATATCCATCGCAGCATATGTCATTTCCTACACCTCCTAAAAAGTTCCATTTTGAAACCTTAATTTTTAACTGAAATCTTATGTATAAAAAGTACTTTTTGTTTTATAATAACATATTCTATGCTTAATTGATCAAAATCGTCCTTTTTAATTGGATTTATTCATATTGTAGAGCCCCCGCAAACGCGAGGGCTTTTCTTATGCAGCAACGTCCTGGTGTAAATGAAGTTTACCCTGGATCCCGGTTAATTATTCGCCAGCGCTGCTTTCAATTCTTCCAGCGTCATGTCTCCGACTTTTTTCACTTCCTGAGCAACAACGTTTGTCGCGGTAATAGAACCGTTATCGGCTATAACAATGCCAGATGCTGGTTCTTCTGTGGATGTCGTTTCTTCCTCGGCCGGTTCCTCATCTTCCACAGCTTCTTTCGCCGGAGCGTCCGCAAATGCAGCCATTTCTTTGTTGAGATCAGCCACCGCCGCCTCAATCAGCGCCTGAATATCGTCCGGCTCCAAGTTAATCTTAAACAGTTGGTAAGCCTTTTTCGCCAGATATTGAGACGCGGCACGATACTTTGCATTCCCTTCCCCTGCTGCCGGCAGCAGTTGTTCTGCGTATTTCACAGCGCGGGCAGCGATAGTTTCCAAGTGTTTCGATTGCAAAAATTTCTTTGCGTACCTTCCGGCGTAAGCTAGTACCGCCGGGATCCCTGCCAGAATGATCGCATAAACTGCTTGAATAATAGTGTGTAACATGTTTTTCCCTCCTTATTTTACGCGGATTTTTTTACCGACATAGATTGTGTATTTGCTATCAAGCTTGTTCCAAGTTTTAATTTGCTTGATCGACGACCCATACTTTTTAGCCAGCGCATCCACCGTGTCCCCTGCTTTAACCGTGTGGTAGACGTGAGCCGGGGCAGCCTTTTTAACCGGCTTTTTTGCTGTGACCGTCTTGCTCTTAGACAAATATTTAGCAGACACATAGACTGCCTTATTGCCAGATTTTAGCTTTGCCCAACCTGCAGAAATGCCCAGCACCTGCACCCTGTCGCCGTGGTTGAGGTGACCAAGTATAGCACCGCCCGGGCTCTTACGGATGTTTAATTTGCTCGCTGTGACATAGTAAGGCGTTGTTTTTACAGCGGCTTTTACCGTGGTTGCCGCCTTAACTGTAGATGCCGCCTTTTTAACCGTGGCTTGCACTGTGGACGGATAATCCGGACCCGTTTCGTTTAAATCAACATAGCCGGAGATCCCAGGCACCTTCCCGGTTTGCGATTTTTGCCACATGTAGTAGTTGCTTACTCCAATGGGGATGGATGCATACCGTGCATACCACAATGGGATGCCGTCATGGTGGCCTTTTAGGTTAGTAAGATAAAAATAACCCATGCTGTAAAGCATGAGCTTGTGTTGAGTTAGTTTTTTCATTTCGTCGAAAAATGCTGCCATGCTGGCGACAAGCTGCTTCCCAGCGTGGTTAACTTCCAGGTCTAAGGCAATTCGTTCGTCCATATATTTTAGGTAACTCTTAATTACACTATAAAAATGCCTAGCTTCTGCCCGGGCAACCGCCGGGCTTGTAAACCGGGCGAAATGATAGGCGCCAACCTTAAAACCGGCTTTTTTGGCTGCCTTCACATTGCTTGTAAATTTCGGGTCTTTAAATGTCGTGCCCTCTGTCGCTTTTACCATCACAATCCGGTAGCCGGCAGCATATGCCTTTTTAAAATCGACATTGCCGTTACCGTGGTAAATGTCAAACCCTATCATGCATGTTCACCTCCTTCCAGCGAGTCTATGCGCTTGTGAGCCTGTTTAGCCGACTCTTCCACACGTGTAATGCGTTCACCGAGCGCCACAAGTTGCCTTTCATTTGCCTTTAGGTCAATACGTATATCATCTACGCCCTTTCGTATATAGCCAAGTTCAGCTTTTAGTTCTGCGCTTTCTTGCCCATCTGATTTGATTTCTTTCCCACGATTTAGCTGATACATTAAAAAGCTAACAATCAGCCCACCCGCCGCGATCAAAATCCCAATTTCAATTGTCAAATTTTGTCACTTCCTTTGATGGCATTAAAAAAGGCACTCGATTGAGTGCCGTTATCCTGCTGTTGTGGTTGCTGTCGTATCTTTAATGTTTGCCTCCACCTTTTTTTTAACTAAATCTTCCAGCTTGCTTGTATCTCCGGCTGCTGATGCGTATTCGTCATTTGTCACCTCTATAAAGCCACTAATATTAAAGGTTGATCCGACACTGTTAAAATACAAATTTACGCTCGTATAATCACCGTCATATCCGTTTTTGTAATTAAAATTAATAGATGTAATCACAATCTTCATCATTCATTTCCTCCTTTTGTGTGTACGGGGCCCGCGTGATTTGCCTTCTCTGCCGCCAATTCCTTTTCCGTTGCTTCTTTTTTCTCCAACACCTCCTTTAATTGTTCTTCTAACTTCTTAATTTCCCTTTGTTGTAAGGTTACCAATGCCGTTTGTGTTGCCTTTTGGTCCGCCAGCGTTGCAATCTGTTCTTTTAAATCTGCAATAATTTGCGGGTAAAATTCCTGTGCTTGGATTTCCATGTTATACCTCCAATTTTGCCAATCTAGCTTCAAGATCAGCAATTTTTAATAACAAATTCTTATTTTGTTCTTCAATTACTGATAATCTTTCATTATGATTATTAATGTAGTTGTTTAGTGCTTTTGTAGCCAGCATAAGTTCGCCGACAATTGTATCATCTTTCTTAGATTCCCTGTTTGGTGTAATAAAGTCGCTACATGCATGATATTCAGGATTGTCCCTATCATCAATTACAAGGCCAACATGAACTTCTGATTCCCCTTTGAAATTATATCGAACAACATCTGTATCAATAATATTCTTCAAAGCAACTTCAGGATCCATCGACTCAAAATTCTCTTTTAGTTCCCATCTTGATGACTGATGTAATGCTTTTACGGTCAAGTCGACATATCCTGTACCACCATTATTTAAGAAAATTTCCCCACCATCGAGAGACTTTATAGCGTGATAGCCATTTATCAAAATATTGTTGGTTCGAATACCGCCGTTTCCTTCTAAAAAAAGAACTGTAGAATCATTTTTAATAGCATTTGCGCCATTAAAATACACATTCCCAGATTTAATGGTTTTAGATGCGTAAATACTACCGTCTGCACTAATCTTTATTTCATCTGGCCAATCAGAATCCCCTGATGGTTGGTATTGTCCCATTGTGATTTGAGACGGCATGATATCAATTCTGTTGTTTAAGTTGGTATAATTACCATCATATTGATTATTACTGCTGTCCACATAGGCACGTAACTTAAGCATTCCTGAGCCGTAATAGCTTGTAGTGTAGTAAGTGTTTTTAGTTTTCTGTATAACAGTCTTTGCTCTAAAACTTAAAGAAGAAGAATTTAAAAACCAATCCCCGTCTAGGACTTTTGGAACATATGAAGAAAGGCTTTCTGTATATTTATATCTTCCATGCATTCCAGCCCTATCATCACCAGTCATTGTTGTTGGAATATTGAAAGTTCCGTTCAATTCCATATTCCCATTAAGTTTCGCATCGTTAGCAACTAAATTTCCATTAAGATCAACTTTAAATTGAGTCACGTTATTATATAAAATTTCCAGCCCACGGCCGCCATTCATCCACACATCTAACTGATTAGATTGCATGTGAAATCCGTTTTGATCCATCCAAATATTTTGTCCACTGTTTGATTGGTTAATTGCTCCACCATAAATGTTTACACCGGAAATATTTCCAGCTGTTACATTTCCGAGATTTGCCGAAAGTGCAGATAATGACTCAACGTTAAGCTTACTTGCATCTATGGAGCCGGCGGCAATACGTGCGGCGTTTAGCGTTCCTGTTGTAATTTTAGACGCGTCGATGTTTGTAACGGTGGCTTTGCTTGCATCCAGCGTACCCGTCACAATATTGCTGGCGTTTATGTTTTTCACCGTAATCACATTTGCATCAATCGTGCCAGCAGTAAGCTTATTAGCCGATATACTGTCAATCATGGCATCTTTGATAACCGCATTGTCAATTGTTGTTTTCCCCGTGATGTGCACTTTTCTGCCGTCGATCAAGATGCCCTCGGTGCTGACGTTGATCTGATTGATCACATCATTTTTGCTTACGGCATTCGCCGCGTCAGTCTGTGCTGCATTTGCTGCCTGTTGCGCTGCCGCAGCTGTCTTTGCTGCGGAATCTCCGACTTGTGCCGCTTGTTGCGCAACTTGCTGCGCAGCCTGCCCGACTGTGGCTGCATTATCTGCGGCTGCTTGTGCGGCACTAATCTGTTGCGCAAGTGCGGTGTTGTCTACGTCCGTTACCCACTGTGTGCCATCATAATGCTTAATTGCTGTCACATCGCCGCTACTATCCTCCACAAACCAAATATCACCTGATTGGGGACTGGTTGGCGTTGTTGCGCCATAATATGCTTTGTTTTTGCCATTGGCAGTTGTAATTGCTGTCTGTGCTGCTTGTGCCGCGTCTGCAGCTGTAGCCGCCGCCTGCGTGGCCGTCTGGGATGCAGTCTGTGCCGTGGCTTGGGCTTGCCCGGCTGTGTCGGTTGCATCCACTGCAATTTTTGTACTTTTTGTAAACGATATATCCACGCTGCCCAATAATGCCATGTTCTCACCCCCTTAATAGCTAAACACCCTGCTGCTTCCCGCGCCAAACCGGGTTGCATAGATTTTTCGGCTTGCCCGGTCGATGGTAAATACATCCCACGCATCCTCTTCAAGCGTTATAATCGGGCGGTCTGGCATTTTACCGGCGTAGTCGTTACGCGCGAGCGAGTCCAGCGTTTGGATGAGCAACATCCCGTTTTTCGTCATACTGCTATCGTAGTGGATGTGTCCGCTAATGACAGCGATCACCTGCCCTTTGCCTTGGCTCGTAAAGTCGGCAGATACACTGCATGTATAATCCGCCGTGCTCCCGGATCCGGTGTAAGTCGTGCCGTTTACAAAAGCAGACAGAATGCCATATAAAACCGGGCTATTTATTTGCGCGTCCGAATTAAACGTACCTTGTAACGGGGCATGGGTAAAAATTAAAACTCCCCAATCATTAGGGAGTTTCAAAGCTGTATTAGCTAACCAATTTAGTTGCGGATTGCGAAAAGCAGACGACCATTGTGACGGGTATTTATTCGTGCCGCCGGATTGCGTAATATACGGGTTATCAAAACTGTTTAAGCAAATTATCCGGATTTTTTGGGCCGGGAAATCTTTATACCCGTATAGCCTTTCTTTTTCCGCCGGGTTAAGGATAAAGGCCGGGTCCATATATTTGCTCAAAATAGCATACCGCTCTGCCGGCTGCAGGACGGACCGCATCAGGTTTTTATCAAGGTCATGCGCATACCAGCTGTTATCATCATGGTTACCGTTTAGATAAACAACCGGGGCAGCAGATGCAGAATAGAGCGACTCGGCTGCATCCTCAAAGTCGGTCAGCATCAAATTCTTTTGTTCGTCTCCATCCACAAGATCGCCACCGTGGACGACAAGATCAATTTTCGCCCGATTGGTCAAATATGCCACGTTCTGCATATGGAGCGTGCTGCGGCTTTTTAGATTGTTGCCGTTTTTGGATGCTGTTGCATAGTGCGTGTCCGTAATAAAGGCGACAGACAGCGTATTGCCCGTTTGCACCTGCGCCAGCTCGTCCACGACAAAATCAATGCCATTTTTAAAATAGATGTCAATGGCCGGCAGGTTACCGTCATCCAGTTTGCACCGGATTGTGCACCCTGCAACCTCTATACCGACGGAGATCACGTTTCCTACGCCTTTATGTGCATTGGCCCATTCCTGGTCATATGTGCCATCGGGATTAATCTTCTGCCAGATAAAAACTGATTGATCCAGCGTGGATGTGACTTCATCTTTTCCCTGGTAAACACGGACGATAACCCTTTTTTGGCTTGTCACATCAGCAAAATCGGTGCCGTCCGGGGTAAAATATTCTACCTTGTACCCCTTTGCCTTTTCGGCCGCATCCTGTGCAGCTTTCGCCTTTGCTTGCAGGTCCTGGACAATTTCCGGCGTGACGGCGACAATCTCGATAAACTCGCCCACCGTGATTTTGTTATTCGATGGATTTGCTTCCGATTCGTCAATTTGGATAGCCCGGGCGCTGATTGTTAATTCCGGTTGCATCTCAAAATCCACAATCTGGAAATGGTCTCCTAAATTTGGCTGATAACCGAGATGTGCGACATCTACGGTATAGTTATATTTTGGATGGTTGTATTTTCCCAGCTGCTCTTTGCCCCAGTCCAGCAATCCGTTGGGATTTAGGATTTGGTCATTTACGACGTACCCCTCTAAGTATGGTCCGCCGTTATTGTACTGATCGTTCGCATCATCGTCCACGAGATACTCCCGGCCGCCGTTAACAGATGCTATGGATGCCAGCGTGCCATCCGACTTTTGCCCGCCGTATACGTACAATTTCGTGTACATTTCCTGGTCGCTGCCGGTTCGGGTAATTCCTTGCAGGTTGTGGGCATATTCGATCCGGTAACCTTTTGATTCGCCCAATTCGTCCACAAAATCTATTACCTTACGGATAATTTTTCCATTGTAAACCTCTGCATAAGCCCGGATTTCTGCGCTAAATTGATTTGTAAGCTGATCGAGCCAATATTGGGCATTGTTGCCGGTGGAAAATTCAAAGCTGTTTGATCCGCCGTAAAAATAGTTTTCACCGATTTCCCAACCGGAACCTTGCAGGATATAGCCAAACAAATCTTGGCTTGTGGCATTTACCATATTTTTAGCCGGCACGATTTTGTGTGTTAAATCCCATGCGAGCAGGTTAAGGCACTGCGCTTTTTTAACATGGACAGGACCAATTACATCATCCTCGACGCTGTAAATGCGATAACAATAAAAATAGCCATCATTTCCTTGCTTCAGGAGATGATAGCCATATGTCATAAATGCGGTTTCTCGGTACCCTGTAGGTACGCTGATTTCGAGCGCATCCGACCATATTTTGCCCTGGTCGTCTGCAATTTTAGTAGACCGCAAGTCGTCGTAAAATTTACATCCCCTTCCGTGTAAATCTAAGACGCCGCATGGATTTAAGTTTTGATCCAAAATCAGATACATAGGCTATCACCTCCTACTGCGTTGTTGGGCGGTATTCATAATACCAATCCGCATCTGTAAGACCAGGGGAAAAGGCAAATGTTTTTGGCACGCCGCCTTGCATGGTTAAAAATTGCCCGCCGATATAAAAGTTTTTCATGTATACGGCCCCATTTTTATAAACTGTATGGTCCTCGCAGTTTATTTTTATTTCGTCCCCTTTGCGAGCAACGACCGTAGGTGATGTTGTCCCTTTATTACCTCCATTAATAATCTCCCATACGCACACGTCGGTTAAGGCAACATCGTTATTGCGGTACTTTACTACCGGGTTGGCTGTATCCTCTTGGATGTCGTACTTGGCGATATATGCGGCCACCGCGGCCAGCTTTTGCGTATAAATTTTGCTCGTATCTGTCCATGTTTTGGTAATCGGTTTATTCCACATGGGATTGTGCTTGCTATCGCATTTCATTACCTGAACCGTAAATTTATTTCCAATCTTTTCAAACCGGATCCATCCGTAAAAATTGGTATACGTATCCGTGGACGGATCGGACGGCAGTGTAAGTGTCTTCCACAGTTGTTCTGTCTTGGTCTTGCCTTTGCTTTTTACCTTTCTCGTACCGTTTTTCACCTTAATCTTTTTGGTGGTCGTTTTCTTTTTGTTGATGCTACCCTGGTCATACATAATGTTATGATATTTATCGCCATTGAACACGGTCACCTGCACGATCGGTTTTGCACTTATGCTGTTGTCTTTTATCCCGATCTTGCCGATGGCGTGACCGTCCTGGTCGAGTAAGTAGAGCTCTACTTTTCCTTTGGCCCGTGGGTAATATTGTTTGTTACTAAGCCAGATTGACACACGGTAATCTTGGTACTGGCCATTTAGATTTTGCTTTACAAGTGGGCCGTGCCACTTATTTGCAACAGGTTTCCCAAAATTTGGACTTCCAGAGCTATCAAGGGCAACCGTTAGCGCATCGTTTACGCTTCTCATTGCGCCGTCAATTACCCCGTTTTCCGGTGTAAAGGTAAGCGTGTCCTTCGTAAGGGAAAGCCATGTTGCCATTGTTGAACAGTAATCATGTAACACGAGAGGCTCCAGGTCCACCGGCGAATCCCCGGTGTCCGGGTCCACATCTGCGCCCACATAGACATAGTTTTCATCCTGGTCGACCACTGCGATTCTTGTAACGTCTTTTTTCGGTATGCAAGTAAAAATGGGATAGCATTCATCTGTCCCGTCTGGTGTGATCGTAATAGGGTTTTCTGTTATGTCGTGCTGTTGGTATTCGCCGTAGCCTTTCGGGTCGCTACAGCTAAAAGTAATGCTTGCGCGTCCTTTGTATAACGACCGTGTGACTTCGGTTATATTGGATACATGTGCATAATAAGTAAAGCCCTGTTCATCATCAAAAATCAAGTCAAATTCCGCATCATCGACCGGCATAAGCCAGTCGCTAATTTGGTGGATCAGATCAATACGCTGCGCATGTGAATCAGCCACGATCTCAACATCCACTACAAAAGCACGGTTTTTAACGTTTGTTCCTAAATATAAATCCCCGGCCATTCCGGGGATATCTTGCAATTGTTCTTCAACTATCGGAAAAATGTTTCTATGAATCTCAATAACTCTTAAATTAAATTCCCGGGAATGAGCGCCAGCATAAAAAAATCCGAATTCTGTATCTGGAACGATCGCGGTCATATCGTGCTCAACCCCTTAAAAATATTTCTTATATTCGTTGCCTGTTTATCATATTTTACAATTTCTGTATACACTGTTTTGCCATTCCATTGTGTAACATGGGTTTGCGGCTGGACAGCGACTTGCACTTCAATCGGCGGTATTTGGGCGCTATTTGCTTTTCCACTACCCGCTGCAGTAGCCACTTGTGCAAGGATGATTCTTGGACCGGATACATTGTTAACCAGGTTTGCTGCTTTTGAAATGGTTCCGGCTGCATATCTCTTTAATTTTGAGATCGGCGTTATTTTACTTCCGGCCATGAAATCATCAAAACTTGTCGGTCTGGTTGCAATCGCAATCCTTCCGTCTTTTGTTTCTATGATTTCCGGTTCTTTTTCAGCGACATACACATGGCCGCCAGATGAATTTTCCGTACCGTCTGCATATCCATGGCCCTCGCCCAACCCGGAAAGATTTTTTCCGTACCTATGTTTTGCATAATTTAAAGCGGCGAGCAAGTTATCGAATCCATTAAAAATGTTCGAATGGCCTGGGAATTTATAAGCATTAAATGTCGCGCTTATTGTCTGCATCAAGCCCTTTGCAAGGTCTCCGGTAATCGTGTTTATATCTGTATATCCGTGTTGGACTGCTGCTGGGTTTCCACCGGACTCTGTTGCAATTTGCCGCAAAACTTTATTTACCATTTCGGCACTTGTAGATAGACCGTTCATGGCGAGCGCTCTTACAACGGCCGGCTTCCATCGCTGCACCCCGGATCCGCTTGGATTAACGACTAATGCATCTTTTAATTTGTTTTTTATGCCCTTAAATAATTCGTTTGGAAGCCCGATCGCCAAATCTTTTAAAACACCGGTATATCTATTCCGGAAGTTTGATAGGCCAATCTTATCTTTTATATATGAGATTAATTTTGATGGGTCAGAAAAAACGTCAATGGCCGTTTTTGCTCCTTTTTCTACGCTGTGCCACAAACCTGTGAAAAAGTCTCCAATTCCGCCAGCATATCCTTTTATGCCCAGTTTATTTAATAACTGCATGGATGGCCCATGCGGTAGAATGCTTGTGCCTTTTGGCAAATATCGCAATTCCGGCCCAGTTTTCCCGACGATATATGTTCCAATGCCAGGAGAATGAGCCAATTCCGGACCTTCTTCCCCTGTCAGTGCAATTTCGTCTTTTGCTGTGCCAGCTGTACCTTTTGCATATCCAGGTGGATGCCATTGTGGGATGTTTATATTGCCCATCCCAATCTTGTCAAAGATTTTATTGAAAAATCCAGTAATACCATTGATTACATGTGCAAAGCTTGCCCGAAATTTGTCGTATTTGCTCAATACCTTCCCAGTTTCCCAATCGACTGCGTCCCTGTGTCCTTCTGCTTGTTTCTTGGCTGCGTCGACGGTTTGTCTTTGCTGTGTTTTGGCGTTTGCGATTACGGCGTCACGCTGGTCTTTTGCGTGCTTAATGCTTTGGTCCTTTTGCCGCTTTGCGTTTTTCACTATGTCTTCGTATTCCTTTTTAGAAATCGATCTATTCACATAATACTGCTCGTCAGCCCAATTTTTTGTTCCTTTGTATTTCTTTTCTGCCTGGTCAACTGCTTCTTTGTACTCGTTTTTTGCGTGTTTGATTGTTTGCTCTTCTTGCTTTTTGGCATTTGCGACTATTTTTGCAGCTTGTTGCGCGCTAAGTTTCCCGGCATGATCTCTCAATTTGCCCAAGATTTCCTGCTGTTCTTTTGCAGATTTAGAAACGCTTTTTGCAGCATATGAATTCATTTTGTCTTGCAGCTTGTTCACCTTTTTCTGCTCATCTTCCGTCAGGCTTCTATGGTGTTTAGCTGCATTTTCATATATTCCTTTTATTTCATTTGTGATTTTCTGGACCTCTTTTTTATTTTGGTTGTTAGCTTTTGTGGTCTTTTTCAAGATGTTGTTATACTCATCCGAGTTTAGGCCATCCAAATATTTGAGATTCTTTTTCGCGCTTTTCGTTGCATCGTCGAAATGCTTTGTGATTTGTTTTGCCATCTGCTCGTATGGTTTTACCAAACTGCCAACATTTTGTTTACTTAATTTGCGCCCTGTAACCACGAAATCTTCAAGTTTCCGTTGTGCCTGGTCCACTAATTTTGCGTAGTTGTCTATGGCTTTCTGATCCGACTTGCTGACAGTTGTTGAATCCCATTTGATTTTTAAATTCAGGGGGTTGGCGAAAAAATCTTTCACCTTGTTCATGGTATGCATAAAATGGCCTTTTAAATCGTTACCGAGATCATTGATACTATCACGGAACGGCTTTATATGTTTATAGGCATAATAGAATCCGGTTCCGACTGCTGCAATCGCCGTAATTATCCATCCAACCGGATTGCTCAATCCAAAAATGGCAGCGCCTGTATCTCCAAAAGCCCCAATTAAAAAACGCATATTTTTTACAGTTCCGAGCGCTTGCAAGCCAAATCTCAAAATACCGCTTCCTGCTTTTAAAATTTCCGGGAGAAAGTTGGCTGCAATGCCTGCAATCATGCCCCATTTTCCACCAAATGCTATAAGTGCTGCACCACCAATGTTGGCAGCACTTCTTAAAATACCCATACGTTTGCCCACAAGACTAAAAGCTTCGCTGCTAGCAGCTACTTTTTCGTTGGATGCTACTGTTGTTGCCGCCATCGTTTCTGACGACCGTGCTGTTAGTGCCATTGATCCGCGCAAACGGCCTAACCCACCCATTACGATATTAAAGGAATCTACAATGCCAGCAATTTTTTTCATGGCCCAGATTTCGCCATAAAGGATGCCGAAAGCCTTAGCAAATCCGAGGATGGTGTCTTTGTGGTCTTTCACATATTCCACGATGTCTGTGATTTTACTAACGACTTGTGCCGCATCTTTCCCAAGGTTTGTAAAGTAGTCATCTGCTTTACTCGACGCCAACCAATCTTCTAAATCCTTGAATCCACTCTTTTTCAAGTTGAAAATAGGTTTTGTAAACTTACCGGCCAGTCGTCCCCAGTTCGATTCGATAGATCGCCATAAACCCTGTGTTGTGTTCATGGCATTTGCAGTGGCGTCCTTGTATTTATAGGACATATTAATAAGAGTTTCTTCCACGACTTTTGCATCCAGTTGCCCTTTTTCGGCCATCTTTCTAATGGTTCCCATTGTCATGCCAGTAGTTTCCTGCAACGCTTCGCCAAAAGCCGGAAAGGCGTTGGTCATGATGTTTAAATCCCCCGTGTATGCTTTTCCGGTCGCCATCATCTGGCTAAACTGTTCCGCTACACCAACAAGGCGTTCATTAGACAAGCCCATGGCATCGCCGAGAGTGGTAAATGCGCGTGTCATGGTCTCAGTCTCGGATGCGCTTGATTTGATGTGGTAAATTTTTTGCTCCATCTCGTTAAGAGCATCGGTAGCATATCCGGTTTGCCGCTGGAACATGTTAATCATGTCCACCATTTGTTTGCCCTTCGTCGCTGATCCGGCTAAAGTCGTCCATGTAGCCATCATCTTATCCTGTGTTGCGTTGTATTCGATGCCGGCATGGATCAGCCCAGAAATTCCGTTTTTAATTGTCGATACAGCGCTGGACGCCATATTTCCAAGAAATGTGCCCACAAACGAGCCTTTCAACACGGAAGAAATCTGACTACGCGCTTCCTCTGCTTCCTTAACCATCTTCTGCCGGGCTTTCTGTGCCTCTCTTACTGCCGCTGATTCGTCCACCTGGACTTTCTGCTCAATCGGTTTGGCTGTTTCCTCTTTTACTTTCTCATGGATTTTCTCGGCCTGCCTTGTGGCCTTGTCGTCAATCTTGACTTCTTGTTCGACAAGCTTATCAAATTCTTTATCTACCTTGTCAGCTGTTTTTTCAGCTTCCTTTACCATTCTTTCGGCATTCTTTTTAAAATTGGCATCCATATCTTTGCCAGTGTCTTGGCCCATAGCTTTTAAGAGTGTTTCAATAACCTGAATATCTGACTTTACGCCTTTATTATCAAGCTTAACCTCTATTACGACTTTGCCATCACTCATTCGTTTCACCGCCTTTCTGAGCAGACTCAACCAATCGATCAAACATGCTGTCTATTTCCTGTTCAGCATAGGAAACACTATCCTCGCCTTTTAATGCATACAAATCTTTCAATTGTATCAGCCGATTGCGCTCGGCAATTTCATATTCGCTGTTTCCGGCTGGGATTTCCGCCGCACGGATGCTTACAACCTGGCTAAATTTCGTGCGTTCGCTTAAACTGTTAAGCATTGCAATAAATTTTTCCCACCGGAGTGTACCCTGTAAATCGATCAAGTCTATCCCATAGTCCTGTAAAAAAGATGCATAAATATAATCCGCATCCTGTTCCCAACTGTAATATTGTTTGTGGCTGCCTTCACTTGGCTCTGATTCTTCCTCATCTTGACCAGAGACATATTTGGAGATGGCTTGTACCGTTTCGATTTGCGTTTCAATGTCAGCAATGCATTCCGGCACAAACATTTTAAAAGCGATTTGTACTTTTTCAATTTCATTCACGCTATCATCGTCCATGAGTTCATAAAAGCGTAGCACGTTGTCATAGGACAAATCCCATTCATAGTGCTGGCCGTTTATTTCAATCTCATTTTCTAGTGGCTGTGTCAGGCTCAGCATGCCGCATCATCGCTTTTGGTTACGATTTTTCACATACTTTTTTGCAGCTTTGTCGGAATCCGACTCAGTATCCATTACTTTGCGATAGATCACTTCCCACACTTCCATAAAAACTTTCTGCATGTTTGGCGTGGAATATCCACATTGTTTATATATTGATTCACCTGATCCTTCACCAAATGTTTCATTGAAAAAAGATTTATAAATTTCCGCCCGGGCTGGAAGCACGTCAATGGCTGCGGCGCAGATCTTGCCAAAATCATCGGTATTGTCGATATCCGGATATTTTTCACTAACTTGCTTGTCATACTCCCAAATTTTTTGACCTTGCTTGAAATACTTTTTCAGTGCTTCATCGTTAAAATCGGCTTCGTATGTCTTGTCCCCAATTTCAAAGGTTTCAGTCACCTTTTTAAGATTAATTTTGATCATTTAGCACACTCCCTTTCTTAGTTATGTATAAAAAGGGGCACAAAGCCCCTTATTTATCCTGCAGCCTGATCTTCCTTCACAACCGGTGCCCCGTTAAAGTTAGCCGTAAAGCTAAACGTTTGTTTTGCGTTTGCTGCACCGCCAGATGTGGTGATAGCGCTCAAAGTGACCTGAGCCACAACGACACGTCCGTCCGATTTGGTCCATCGCAGCAGCGTTTTGCAATCATCTCCGAGTGAAAACTCTTTTCCTGCAATATAATCCTGTGCAGCATCTCCCTCGACACGGTTTCCAGAGAACGCAAGCGAGAAGTTTTTACCGGTTACGTCCGTGCTTGCAAATCCGCCGCCATTGTAATATGCAGTGTTATCCGTTGTATCCCCCGGCGCTGGTGTAACCGTGGAAATCCCAGCTGCAATCGGAACAAACGTAGCGCCCGTTATTGTATTCGGATCCACGTTTCCCTTTGTATCAATCTCGAATTTGTTCTTATAGTTCAGATTAAAAGCCATTTAGAACACTCCTTCAATAAAAGTTCAGCTTCGAAATTTGAGACATATAAAAAACCGTGAGCGTCGGCCTGCACCAAATTCGGCACGCTTCGCACCACGGCATTAATAAACTCAAATGTTCCATTTTTGCTTTGGATATCTCCGCTTTTTAGCCCATCTATGAACCTATTGATACTGAATAATGTGTTTAAAACTTGTAGCTGGTCAGGGCTGCGAGCACTAATTTGAAAAGCGTACATCCTGTCACGGCCACCATCCATGTATCTTGTTTCCTCGCCAATCGGTGTTAACATGAAGGCGATACCACTGCCTGTGCCGTCCTCGTTGATCCTGATGATTGGAACATCGATAGGTGCAAACAGATTGCAATTTGCTTCAATTGCGTCAATCATACAGTCCTGAAAATCGAGTTCGTTTGCGTTATTCTCTGTCAAGTCCCCGTTTCACTCCTTCCTGTGCAACGGTTCTCCATTGACTACCACGTGTTGCCTTTGCTTCTTCAAACCACAAGCCACGAGCATGCGGGTTTTTGTCTTTAGAAAAATTGTATTCTGGATGGTAATAAAGTCGTCGCGCATAGGGCGTATCCCAAACAATTTCACCACGCTGCAAATCAGATGCCTGAAAAGATGACCGTTCCAACGTGCCTTGATCTTTTGGGATATAGTAATTACAATCTTTCCGCACTTGTTCGCTTGTGACGTATAGCCCGTATGCTATCGCTTTATCGATTTTTTTAGGGATATTCCCGATATCGACTTGTACGCTAATCATTCTGTTCACATCCCGTTCAGTTCGCACTCATAATGATGGACTTCATTTCCGGCCAGTAGCTCATTCGCGTTACTGATGATATAATCCTTGCCGTCATACGTCACCTTGTCTTTTTCTTTCGGGACAATTTTCAAATCCTGTTCTATGCCATTCACGACTTGATTTGACGTGTTTACATCGATATACAGCATAGATATAAAGTCGATTGTTTCAGCGTTGGCTCCGAATTTTAGCTGAGACTTTGGCACAACACGAACATGTGTTATCGTGACCGGATCCGCGTAAGAATCACCGTATCGGACGCTTCCGTTGTAGGAATGCAGCTGGACAGTGTGCGGCATCATGATTGGAGGAATTGGCTTGATAAAAATTGTAATCACCCCCGAAACGTCCCGACAAATGGCAGATAAGGCATTTAATAAGCATCCACTCCGCTATACATCAGCCCGGTTTGTGCCAGGTACTCCATCGCCACCTCAGACTGCAGCAAGTTCTTCTTGTTGTCTGTCTGCGGATTAGTAAAGCTAAACCCGCCAATTGACGCACTCTGCACCGTCTGCATGCCCGCCTCTGTATGGCTGCCCAGTTCATAGAAATATTCCATTTGTGCCGAGATAGCCATTTTGACAAGCCATTGAATACGCGGAATCTGCTTTGAAAAATCAATTTGGCTCAATCTAAAGAAAGTCGCCTGATCAATTACACGTTCAGCCGCATTGGCGATTTCTGTAAACTTATCGGTCTGAATGGCTGTTCCGCCGTATTCGTTCGTGTAAAAATCCTGATCGATGTATTTCATCGTCACTCACTCTTTTTCTGCTTGGTTCCTTTTGGAGCTGCTAGTTCGTTTTCCAGCTCCGCCACACGGTCGAGCAGCCGATTATATTCGGCGAGTGAGACCATACGTCCGCCGGTTGCCCTTTTAATGACATTTCCGACATCATCAATCTGGTCATATCCATCTTGCAGATAAACATCTAGGCGTGTTTCTGGAATGGTTAGGACGCGGTTTTCTTTTCGCACTCTAATTTCACCCATTGTCTATGCCTCCTTTACGATAATAAAGAGGAGCGTAAAGCTCCTCTATTAAGACCCTGACTGTTGAGTAGTCTTTGTAATCGCAAACTTAATACCAGGTGCTTTTTGCTCAAGCACAAATACATCCCAGTAAGCGCGTTCGTAGTACAGATATTTACCCCCTGTAACTGCGCTCGGTTCACTCAAAGACACAAATTCATATTTCATCGGTGTGATGATCGATAATGGATGCACCAGAATCATGTTGATTTGTGCTGCTGATGTGTCCGCAATCGCGCCATCCGTAAAGTTGTAGATGGTTTTCATCCGGGAAGATGGAACCGTTACAATTTTGACTTCGTCGAGCGAACGAACATTACGATTAATGGCGCCCCCTGCATCCGTCACTTGCAAGAAACGAGTCACTTTATCGGCGTTTTTCAGCACTTTTGAAACCGTTGGTGTCACATAAAGAATACGCCCGTTTTGTGGTACTTCTGCTTCGTCCATTTCATACATCAGTTCATCATACATGCCCAAAACATTCGATTCCGTAATGTTATCCGTCAATGCAGTACCGCCATATTTGGTAAATTCCGTGTACAGTTTTGACGCCATGTATTTGTCAAGTTCCGGAATTTTTTCCTCGTCATTGAAAACCCGGGTAATATTGGCGATGCTTAAAGCAAGGTTTGTTTCATCGATGTCTGTCGGGTCAACAAGCGTGCGGAATTCCCGATCGTGTTGCAAGGTCTTGCTTTCCCATGCGTTGTCAGCGCGGCGAGTATAACCGCCAACGGCATCACGAGCAACATCTTGATACCCACCAACAACAATATGCGGGATTTGGACCGTTTTTGCATTTACCCATTTGATATTGTCGTTGTTCGGCGTATTATAAAGGTCGTAAAACATAAGGGCGTCGGCGAATCTTTGTTGTAACGCCTGTAAGTAAAGTTCAGCGTAATTGACTACTGCCATGCTCTATCACTCTCCAAAAATTTTATTTTTTAAATGCTGCCAACCATTTCTCCATTTCGCTTTGTTGCGGACTGGGGTTGTGCTGACCTTGTGTAAACTGTGGCTTAGGTTGTTGTGTTTCTTGCGGCTGTGCCGGTGCTTCTTGCCCAAATTGCGGGTATTTTTCGAGCACCTGCTTTATGGCGGCGTCCATGTCCACGTCATCTGTGACCAAACGTTTTGCAAGCAGTACTGCGTCCTCCACGGCATCCGCCTTCACCCCTGCTTTCATGGCTGCAATTTGTGCTTTTAGTGATTCGTTTTCATCACGAACAGAAGAAAAGTTTGTTTCGAGATCTTGCAGACGTTCAGCCTGTTTTTGGGCTTCCGTTTTCTGTGCATCCTCGATCTCTTTGTATTTCGTCAGCACGTCTTGCAGCTCATCTACCTTTTCAAAGCCAAGTTTTTTAAGCAATTCAGCCTGTGCTTTTGTGCGGATCTCTTTTGTATCCACTTTCGGCGGATCGGGATTGGTTGGTTCCGGGTCTGCCGGTGTCTGCTGTGCCGGCGGCGTTGGTGTTGGATTGGCTAGCGAAGTGTTTACATTAGTTTGATCACCCCCTTGCGCTGGTTCTCCGCCTGCCTGGTCTTCGTCTGCAAAGAATTGCAAGTTCAAAGGTAAAAACTTAGGCATTGCCTTCACTCCTTTTTAAGCATTAAAAAGGCCACCTATTGGCGACTAGAATTACCACATAAACGGCGTGGCTCCGAGATGTTGGATCACCTCCTTCTATTCGGTTGTCTCGTAGGATTGCTCGAAAATATCCGGCTTGCATGGGTAGAACTCACCTTGCACGCCCTTAATGATATAATCTCCAACATTAGCTATATGTGTTCCTTCTAAAGTATCGATCATAATTACACCATCTTTTGGATAGGTTTCATGATAAGTGGTGATGAATTCGTCAATTTCTTTCCAGTTTTCACCTGTCCACTTCACTGCTTCAATCACAACTGGCTTCTTACGATATTTAGGCATTATTTGTCATCCTTTCGCTATTTGTTCCCGGTCATACCGCCGGGTTCTGCCAGTATCGTTGATAAATGCCCGCATGTTTGCTTGTTTCTCACGTATTTTCTTTCGGGCGGCGGCAATATCTCCTTTTGTGCCAACATGCTGCATCACTTCAAGCTTGTTCTTTGCCTTGCGGATATCTCGTTCCATCTTCCGCTGTTGCTGACTTTGCTCGTAAGCTTTTTCATTTTCCTCTTTGGGGTACGGATCATATCGCTTTACGCTCACCCCCGGGATGTATGGGTAAGGGTGATGATGGCAGTTAATCCCAAATATACCCGCCGGCTGCCCGTATGTTGTACTCTCCAATGATGGATACTTCTTGCTTTTCCCGTTACGGTCGAATATACGGCCCTGATAGGGAGCACATCCCGGGCGAGCACCGATATGGCTACTGATTTCGATTAAGTCCACACCGTAACTATCCATACGGTCGAATTGCGTTTGATTTGCCACATTATTTGCCACAGACTTAATCACCATTGGGATATAGCCCTCAATTGACCATTGTCTCCCTTTTCTATCGACAAGCGCTGGAATGCCTTTCTCTGCCCATTTAGCCGCTGTATCTGCCACCGCCTGTTGGTGCGTTTTCATCCCGGCCATAACACTTGCCGTCGCCTGTGAGATGATATCCCGATAAACTTGATGGCTGTTCGCTAGGATAGTAGAATTTGTTAAGTTCAGCGTTTGTTTCGCTTGATTTTGAAACGTAAGTAGCGTATTGAAAATGCGCGTGTCCTGGTCAAGCGGCGGTGCCTGGTCAACCTTCCCGTCTGCCGCCAGTCCGTTCAACCAATCATCCATTGGCTGCACGCTTTGTTTCATGCTCTCTTTCACGAGTGTTTCCAGTTCCTTTTCCGTTCTCCCTGACATCATGGCAATAAGTTTTATCACGTCTTTATTCAGGTCCCCAAGTTGCCGCAGTTTCTCAAATTGCCATTGCAGTACATTGTCTTTTTTCACGTCCTGTTTTGTCTCCAGACGCTTCACGATGGCTTTGATGATGTATGATTCCAGTTGACCGTAAATGTCAATCAGGGGCTTTGCCAGCTGTTCAAGTTGGTTTGGGGTTAGCATAGATTATCTCCCCGTCCTGTTTACGTTTCGGATACTTGTTTCAGCTGTGCTCAAAAAGCTTTCCATCATCTGTGGCACCTGTTGGGTGTTTTCCTGTTGGATTCTGTCCAGCCACTCTTGTGCCTGCTCCTCTGTTAAATCAAATATGCGGCGAATGGCTTCAACTTTTGGCATGAGTTCAGCCGCAACCAACGTCATATAAAAATTGGCATTTTGAATGCGGTCTTCTGCAATGGAATCGTCAAAGTCAACGGTCACATCAATTTCATCAGGTATGCTCGACAATTCGCCATAGAGCACCATCATCTCAACCAACACATGGACAAGTTCTTTCAGTCCGGCTTCAATGACTGTTTCATGAGAGTTCTTTGTCCGAAATGTTTGGCTATTTTCCGAAATGACTTGTGTTGCTGTCGCTACGCTGGCGCCGCCAGTAAAAGCAAACGTGCCGGCCGAAAATCCAAGTTGAGAAGCAAGGATATTAAGCAAGGCATTGATCGCATCAATGTGTTCCTGCACCCGCAGTTCAACGGAAATGTCCTGTATCTTGTCCTCATTGTCCGTGTCAGCATAAGCTTTAAACACCTCGTCTTCAACGTCGAAATACCGTACCATTTGCCCTGTCGCCGGATCCACAACGGTACGCAAGGCCTGCTGCGGAACCATTATGCGCTTTTTTCCCAGGATGAATTCACGCTGGAAACTGTCAAACGCCACATCGAGACTTTTGAGTGTATCGATCGCGTTAGCGTAAATCGAAATGCCAAGTGGAGAATCCAAATCAAAATTATTGGCCAGGTTTGGCTTTATATACACGAATAACGGATGCGTCAAGTTTTCGATTCGTGTCTCCGGCTCGATGTCAGGATAGAGAATTGATAACGAAACCTTATGCCCGAGTGAGCCTTCCGTATCGCTTTCGTACAGTTCATTCGTAATGACATACGTCGGGCCGTCCCATGTATGCCATTCCAACAGCGTGTAAAATTTTTTACCTTTGCGAGTTACGTTTAGAAATACGCCCGCCTCGATGTGGTCATTTGTACTCTGTACAGGCAGGAAACAGTCAGCCGTCACGAAAGAAAAATGAATGCTACCGTCCTTGTAATAAGGTTTGATTACAAGCCCGCCCATCGCGAACATAGCTTCCAGCTTACCCTGAAATAGCTTATGAAAATGGCTGTTTTCCAGAATTTCATTAAGCTGTTCTTCAATTGAATCATTGCCGGACACCGAAATGTTGATCACACATTTTTCGTTAAACACTAGCTTCGCCATTTCTTGTGCAACAACTTTTGGCATCCCCATTGTTGCCCGCCAACGTTTATGATGTGTTCCGTCTACACTCATCCATTTGGTTTCATGAAAAGGAGAGTCGTACAGTTGTGCAAGGCGCCCGTGATAGAGGGATTTCCAAATCTCTATTCGATTGTATTGCCGCTCTGATTCCTGGACGGCTGCCAGTTGGCTTACATTGTTTATTTCTTTGATCAGGCCCATTTTTGCAAACATTCCTTTCAGGCGTGCTAGAATGTTTTGAAACATGGCATCACCGCCTTAATATTTCAATCGCAGTTTCTGCAAATTGTCATTGACGTAGTATTGGAAGGCATCACAAGTGTGATCATCAACCTTGATTACTTTAGGATCATCACTCTGCAACGTGTCAGCGTCCCATTGGTACTTCTTGTGCTCTTCATAAAAAATCTGATTGTTATTGTTTCGGAGCATAAAAAAACGACCTTGCGCAAGCAGGTCTTGAACGTTCTCGATCATGTTCACCTTTTTCTTTTTTATGATTGGATGCAACCGTACACCAAAATCTTTCATGTATTGGTTTCGCAAAGCACCCTCTGCGCTGTCTATCGTCCTCATATCGATGTTTTTCCTAAACTCCGACAACTTAACTTCAAAATCTTTCAAGTCGTTTGAGAATTCACTTGGCGCCTTTTTAACGACTCGATTTTGAGGAGAATAGTAATAAGTATCAAGCAAAATCACATTCAACCGTTTCGTAAGCCCAAACGCACAAAAGGTTGTCGCGGATGTTTGGTATCCGGAGTCAATCGCAATATCGATTAGCAACAGATCATCATCTTGCGGCAGTTCATCAATCCAGCGAAAGTGGTTCATATTGTAAACCATATCCCCAAGACCGATAATCTCACCGGCATACATCCAGCGCCAGTAATCAAGATCATTTTCCTTGTACTGTTCGATTTTCCGGATCATCTGATGCGACAGGAAACCTTTCTCGTCATCCATATAGGTTGAATGGTGGATGAAATAATCCGGATCCCCGGCTTTGCTGTCAACCCATTCATTCACCCACTCATACGGGTTTCGGGGCGGATTGTATGAGTAATAGATTTTAACCTCTTTGTCGCCCAGGTCCTGCCGGATGAACGTATCGGAAACAATATCGATATCCTCAACGCCTGCAAACTCGGCCAGTTCCTCAAACCAAAGCGCCATGACATATCCCTTTGCAATCTTGGCGGATTTGATTTTCATCGGATCGTCAACACCGTAAAAATAAAACGCCGTGTTTGTCCGTTTATGTCGAATGATCAACGGTGATTTACCAAAATAGAACTCATTTTCCACTTTGAGCATGTATATGGCCCATTTGATTTGTTCATAAACGGATGTTGACAAGTATTTGCCAACCTTTCGGAGCACCACAACGTTTCCCTGATCATCGTTTAAAAAATCGATGACAAGCTTTAGGGATATGACTGATGATTTCATGGATGAACGGCCGCCTTTTAACACGCTGTTCGGCTTCTGATTCAGCCAAAAATCATAAAACACTGGATTAATCAGGTCGGTTATTTTGATTGCGTTCATTCAAAATCCGCCTCATTTCATCCTCGTTGTTGATAATGATCGTCCGGTCGTCTGGGTTGCTTTCATTCGTGATTTCCTTAATCTTAGCTTTTGTTTTATCAATGTTTAGCTGCATCTGTTCAAGCTTCAGACGGCGTTCATCATCTTCGTGTGCCAGTTCATTAAACTGCTTGATCAAGCTTCGCAGTTCTGACATGGCCCGAGATTGGGCGTTAAGAAAAGTCGCCTGGCGATCCCAAGCGAATTGAAATTCCCATTCCGTTTCAGAACCACGCGAATTTTCTCCCCAGGTTTCTTTCTCTTTTTTTATCTCTTTGATCATTTCGTTTTTGTCGGTTACGAACATGATTTGCTGTGCCCGGATGATGGCCGCATACTGAATAATGATTTGGTCCCAGATTAAATCAGCTGGAGACTTCTCATCAAGCATGCCCATAATCTCTAATGTTTCCTGTGGGATGTATTTCGAGAAGAAGCCGTGTACAATAGCATTTTGATTTCCCTTTGGAGGACCATGCCCGGCGGCATTCTTATTCCCAATAGGAGCCCCTTTTGTGTGCACACCTTTAGTTTTGTGTGCACCCTTTTCCCTTGTCCATCCATAACGCTTTTTCCACGACTTTACAGTATTTAAGGACACGCCATATTTCTCGGCAATGTCCTTGTATTTCATGCCCCTTTGGTAATCTCGATAGGCTTTGTCTTTGTTATCATCCACCCATGTCACCTCACCTCCAGTCATTTATTTGTTTGTTTTGGAGCAATAAAAAAGCACCCAAAAGGGCGCTAACAAATTATTTATTCTTACCTAGTTCAATGAGTTGCTTTAAAAATCCATCTGCTTCTTTCCATTTTTTAACAAGGATATCATATCTGCTAAAAAGCCAAGATGTATTTTTGTCTTTTTCTGATATTACTTTCTTGAATTCAAATTTATAATCTTCATAAGCTCCGAAAAAAGATTCAATTTCAACATTATATATCTGATATTCATGAACTACTCTTTCAGCTTCTAAATAGCTTTGATTTGCCATACTTAAGTATGATAAAGCAATACTATACTTCAAATCATCATTATAGTTCTTTAAGGGTTCAACTGCTTCTCTACAATCTGTATATGCTTTAAGGATCAATTCTTGCAAATATGATAAAGCATACGAAAAAGCTTCTGTTTCTTCTTTATTCATTAGTATTCACCTCCTTTTGCTGTTTTTCTACTTCGACAAAAGGAAGCAAATTCCTGCTACATTAAAGTGAATTTATTGTGAAAGAAAATAATGCCTGGATACAAAATAAAATGCAGCTACAAATCCAACTAGGGCCACAGGTTTTGCAATAACTCTTGGTAATATAATCAGCCTTAATAAGCTAAATACAACAATGTAAGCAATAAAGCTAAAAGTTATTAACACAATAATATGTAATACCAAATTTTCTAGTGAACTGTTCATGGTGGATAAGACTTTATTCATATTTTCACCTTCTTTCTGTCCATACTGTTCGACAAAAGAAGGGAATTTCCTGCAATAAAATAAGCCTCAAAATCGACAAGGTTTTCACCCGGGCCCGTATTTCTGCTACCCCGTCTCGAATTAAGAAGCTCGTCCTGGATAACCCCGAACCCTGAATTATTCACCGCAAGGTGAATTATGGTTTTCGTTAAATTTCTCACGCCCCGGATTTTTCCTCTCCGGTCCTGCCTTCCATTTTACACATATTTTTTATTGTACTTCATCTATCCGGCAATCTCGGCATTTCCGGCAAAACCGGCATTTCCGGCATTTTCATACATCGTGTCCACAATATTGGCACGGATGGCCCGAATATTCCGTTCTGATAGCCCCATATGTCGGCTAATGGCAATGACGCTCATTCCGTCCAGCAGGCACTCCAGCACGGCACGTTCGCGTTCTCCTCGCACACAGTCTACATGTTCTTGAATAAATAGCACTTTCTTTTCAATCCTGGCAATCCATTTCGATTTTTTCTCACGGCGGATCACTTCGCGAAAGATCGGATCGCTATTCACTCCTTTCGCTTTTGGCATAGCCGACTCTTCACCATATTGAGCTGTAAGATTCCCCCCCACTTGATTCTCCAACATTTTGCGCTGCCTTTGAATTTCATTGATCATCCAATGATAGTCCTTTAATGCAGCTGAAATCTCTTTTTTGTTCATCTTCCATTCCTCCATGCTCCACCCCGTCCACGCTTGTATACGGGCTCGTAATATCCCATAAGATCTTTTATTTCATACTCACTTAAATGCTCTGATTTGCCCTTCTCAGCCTTCTTACGGCGTTTCTTTTTCTGCCCAAAACCGGTCACTTCCCGGTGCTCCCGTTTCCACTCTTTAATCTGGTCTTTTAGGTCTGGCCGCATCTCCTCATCTCCCTTATCTCAAATAAAAAAGGCACCGAATAACCGCCATAATAGCGATTAATCAGTGCCCCGGTTGTTCCAGTAGCGTATTAATTTAGTCGTTATTGCAACTTTCCGCAATGTCGCGCCAAAACTCTACTTCCTGTTGTAGTCTTTTAATTTCATCTTTTAGCTCTCCAAACGCTCCGCCAATGGTAGCAGCCGTACCATAATCCATACGCATACGATATTCTTCCATGACGCTTTTTACACGTTGCCAAATTTTATCAATCTCTTTATCTGTCATTTACAAATTCCCCCATTCCACTATGTGTTCAATATTTTTTTCAAACCAAAACTCCAATTATCCCCTACTTTTCTGTAAAACTGATCTCGCAGTGCGACGGTTTTCCCGCCTGCCAGGTGATAATTTGCTTTCCATATCCAATCCCCGGCGTTGTGACTTTAATCAGCCGGCCGTCAATCACCCGGTACACCGCGTTTTCCATTAAATCTATTTCAGCTGTCATTTTTTCGACATTCACTGCCATCAGGATTCCCCCTATGGTAAAATATAGGTGTCCACTAATTTACCAGCCGGGGAAACACCGGTTTTTTTATTTCCAGTCATATTTGCCGTCGCGTTTGACCAGGACAGCATGTTTCTTGCTAAAGATGCTATCCTTCCGTATCCGTTCTTTGTTCAACCCTTCCTCATAGACTGTTATAACTACCAATTCTTCACGGTCCTTAGATAAGGCCCGATGTTCAACGACCCTTCTTGTCATTGGCAATCACATCCGTTGTGCGCTCACCCCGTCTTACCCGTTCTAACTGTTCCGGGGTAAGGTACCAGGTTTCTACTTTGCCGGGCTTGTATCGGCCTTTTCCAGTGCGAAAACGGTATTTATCCTCAGGATCATGAACGTAAGTTACTGTCATCCATACCACTCCTAAACGGTTTATTTTGGTTTATAAGACGCTTTGAGAGTTTTATATATAAATAGTCACGCTTAGTTTTAAGGCGCGAATATGAGCCAATACGAAGGTCAGAAAACCAAATCCCTAACTATGCCATTTTCTTTGCTTCCTTCCGCTTCTTCTCCAGCTCTTCAAGCTCAATCCATCCGCCCCACTTCTTGCTGTATGTAACCAAGCTGAGTTTATGGGGATATTTATGCTCGAACAGCTTTTTCTTTATCTTGAACGCTTCAGTTTCCATGCCCTTTACATCCACAACCTCGATGGATCCATCCAAATGGTGAATCTCAAAATCTGCGATGTACTCAATCTTGCGGTATTTTTTTCCGTTTTTCTCGAAAGCTTCCTGAAGCAAGTACCGCGGCTGTATCCGGAAAAATAAGATTTGGTTGTTTGCTTGCAGCCATTTGAGTTGTTCATAATATCTGGCTTCAATCTTGCTGTCGAAAACATATCCGTCCAATTTAACTTTCTTGGAGCCATATTTAGTTTTCTTAGTTCGCTTGCGATACTCTGCCGCTGTCATTCGTTCCATTTGCTTCATCCTTTTTGATTCTTCTGTTATATTTCGGGATCACGCCTTGCTCAATCAGTTTGTCCAGTTCAAGCTGATTCTGTCTTTTCCATTTCTTCAACATCCAAACTGACAGTCCTACTAATGGGGCAATTTCATCGTCATGCAGCCCCTTATTCCGGTGGTAAACATAAATTGGGACGCTCAAGCCTTTAAAGTCATACACCTTCCTTCTGGCTGTATTCTGCCTATTTGCTGTATGGTCAAGCTGATTACCTAGCATCCGAAGCTGGTCATAAATATGGCACCCAGTACAAACCACCGCATGATCTAAATTATTGTTTGGACAGTTTCGGCAGCACATGTCTAGCAATCTGCCAATTCGCTGATGGATGATGTGCTTTTCCATTCGTGTCACTTAAAATACTCCTTTCCAAAAGCCTGTTTGAATTTCTCTATCGTCTTGGGCCCGATCCCGGGCGTCTCAGCCAGTTTGTTTAGCCTTGCCTGCATAAATCCAATCGCTTTGCTAATGCCCATCTGCATGCCGATCTCGATCCCCTCACGCTTGCCACGCTCATAAGCCTGCTGGATAACCGGATTCTTTGCCATATCACTCACCCATTTGTATTTTTTGAAGGGTTAAAGCGTACACCAGATCGTGATAAGATAAGTCGTAGATTGATTGATTATTGAATTGAGTTACACCGTTATTTTCGAGTTGGCGGAGTAGGTGGCTCCGCTTCAACTCGGTAATTGTGGCGTTTGTCATTTTAGTACACCCTTTCTATCTTGAGTTGATCCCGTGCTTCTTCCAAACGTCGTTGCAAAATGATTTCTTCTTTCTTAATTTGCTCTTGCGGCTTCGGCCCGCACGCCGGGCAAGGTTTTACCATGATTCCAAATCCCATATCCTCGTAAACAACATGCCGGCCATTACATAGTTCACACATCAGCTTGCTCCTTTCTTGAGACGCCAGTCAGTCCCCTCGGCTTCAAGCAGGTATTTTCCGCACTGCCCAATTAGCCGGCTTGCGGCCGCATATCCTACTTTTTCTGCCAAGGTGCCGCGATCCTCATTCGAGTTGAATACAATCGGTTTCTGTTTCCGGTATCGCTCGTTAATAATCTGGTAGTAAAGAGATTCCTTCGCTTCCGACCACTTCACTTTGCCGATGTCATCCCAAATAAGTACATCTGCATTTGTGGCCGCATAAAGCAAACGGTTCAGCTTCTCTCCCTCATCATTCATCATCCGGGCCTGAATAAGCTCGTCCATGAAAGTGACATCTGATATAACCAGAACATTGAATCCGTCTTTAATCAGGCGTTTTGCCAGTGCAATCTGCAGATGAGTCTTTCCAATCCCAAAATTGTTATGTTGCTGTTTCACGGCGGCCCGCTCTGCTGATGGCAATTCTTTCATGCGCTGTTCGCCAAAAACTGCAATCAACCCAAAATTATGGGAAGAAACCGTTTTTTCCTTTTCGCCATTTTCATTGGTCGTCATCTTGTATTCTTGCAAATACCTTTTTGTAAGGTCATACATGTCTTCTTGGATTTGGCTCGTACGCTGATAGTTTTCAAAATTGGCGTTTGTAAACTCATCTGGAATCATGGAGTTTCGGAACCGGCGCCGCCATGCTTTTCTTTCCCGACATTCGCAAGGCTTAGCAACTTCATATCCCTGCTCATTCCGATAAAAAACAAATTCCGTATCCTTACAAATCGGGCATTCGTAATCATCCGCCCCAAGCTCGTCTTGCTTCTTCGGCTTCTCGGATTGCCTGTTCTGCGCTTTTTCCAGCAGGTCGGCCATAACTTCTGCGATACTTTGGAATCTTTGCTCCATTTCCTTCACCTCTATTTGCTTCTTGCTTTTCAACGAACCGGTCGAATATATATCCTGAACAATAGTCAAGCGACTTAATATAATCTTTTGGATGTTTAGGCTGGTGCGAAGCAAATTTTTCTTCCATCCACCTGATGGCATCATCAACATCCACTCCGAATTCGATGATTTTAGCTGCTGCTGCTTCATCCTTAGGAGTAGCCACAAATCCATGATGCCTTAACTCTATAAATTTGTTGAGCAACTTCTTTACAGCAGCTGCTTTATTACTTAGTCCATTATTATTTAGTTCATCAATACTTAGTTCATTATTACTTAGTAGTTTCGGGTTTTCCGTCAACGGATAATCCGTCAACGGTTTTCCCGGTAACGGTTTTCCCGGTAACGGTGGATCCATTTGAGGGACTTCGAAAACAAGTGTTTCATAGTTAAAAGTCCCGTCTTCATTGCGGTGTTGCACACGCTTCAAATATCCCAGGTCTCTCAGTTCTTTAAGTGCAGACTTAAGGGCATCGCGCCCGTCCTTCGCATGTTTTTGCAATTCTGTATCATAAAACTTCCAATCATCGGGTAAAGAAAGCATATAGGCATGCAGCCCTTTCGCTTTCCAGCTCAGCCTTTCATCCATAAGCGATGTTTTGTTCATTACAACATAGTTACTGTTCTTTTGGACTCTGTATATGTTGGCCATGCTTTCACCGCCTCAATTTTCTGTGTTGTGGTCCCCCCTCTATCTGAGAGGGGACTTTTTAGAATGGAAAGTCATTGTCATCCATTTCTGTGGCCGGCTTCTTATCGTCCATCTTTGTCTGTTCCTGTTGAGGGGCTTCTTCTTTCACAGCTTCCGATTCAGGCTGATAATCAATGACCTCCGGTTCTTCCTCGTTTGCCTCATCCGTAATGTCGTGAGTCTCTTGTTCATCGTTAGAAATAGCTGTCTGCATTTCGATGCTTAAGATACCCCATTTACCGAGCATGTTACGCAAGACTGTTTTCATAGCCATGGCGTCGTAGTCCGATTTCCAAACATTGTTCAAAGCTTTTTTATCTTTCATTTTGTTATGTTTAATCCGGTGGGCTTCGATCTCATCTCTAGTCCAGTAGACTGTTTTTTCAAAGCCGTTGATGAGTTTGAAATATCCGCAGTAGCCGATTACCTTATCGCTTGTGGCCCCTTCTAAGTCCAGTTCAATTTCTTCCGTCAATCGATTCCATTTCTTAAGCTCGCCTTCTCGGACTGCAATAACGTTTATCGCCTTATATTGGCCTGTCCGCAATGCCAGCTGAATGTAGCCTTTATAGCCAAGTTGGAATTGCGCCGCCTTGTGGCCTTTCTTGCTGTCGTAGAATGGTACGATCCATGCATAACCCAGATTCTTATCAACCGGTAAATCAAGGCTTGCCGCGACCATGGCACTTGAAATAATACTCATTGGTTCGGCGGCCTGAATGTTTGGGTCACCGCTGTAAAGGTTGAGCAATGAAGACATGAACTGTGGTGCCTTTTTGTCCAAAACCTGCTCGAATTTCTTTTGCATCGTCGGTGTGTTGAGCAAAGCTTTTAACCCCAACGATTGAGCAGATACCTTCGTTCCTTCCTGTTTGTTTGCAATCTGATTTTTTAGTGCTGCGTTTGTTGCCATTATTTAACCTCCTTAACCAAAATCCTGCGAAATGATGTTTCCTTCAAAACTTGCTGGTAAATATCCGGGAATTTCTCTCGCAAGGCTTTTGAATCAACCCGGTTTTGAACCTGTTTTTTCCAAGTAACAAGGTAATCACCAACGCGGCCGATCTCAGCATCCTTCAGTTCTGCTTTGATTTTGTTTTCAATTTCTTTTTTGGCTGTCGTAATCAACTTCTCGTTTTCCTTGATCTCCTTGTATTCTTCCAGATAGGCATTAAAATCTTTTGGAAGAACAATTTCTTTATCTGGATCCGATTTGGCATATTTCTCATTAAGATATTTCTCAGCCGCGCTGCTTCCGTCCAGCTCCGGAGCAACACCGGCCAGCACATTGTTTTCCCAAAAGTTCTTTTCGGCTTCAAAAATCATGTTGATCAACTCTTCGTCACGCTCGATTTCCTTCCACACGAACCGGTTTCCGCCGATCAGCACGGCGATATAGCCTTTTTCCTTCCCCGTAACGCCCAGGTAGTGCTGGACTTGGACGAGATATGAGGACGGAACCTCATCCCCTGCCCACTCTTTCGCAAGATACGCGCTGGCTGTCTTACATTCCAGCACCGCAGACTCGCCGACCACCAATCTATCTACATTGCCACGGATAAAGGGATAATCAGGATGTTGATACATAAAATTTGACCGACGAACCCTTTTATCAGTGCGCCTTTCAAATTCCTTTGCAACGACATTTTCCATTTGATTTCCCCAATAAATTGCTTCATTATCGATTTCTTGCGGGTCTACCTGACCAGTTTTTTCAAGCCATAGCTCGAAAGGTGTCTTGTATTTATTCACGCCAAGGATGATGCCAGCATCGCTGCCGCCAATTCCCTTTGTGCGCTCTTGGAGCCATTCATACCGGCTCATTTCCTTTGTAGGAATGGCGTTTTGGTCCATTGCCACGTTTCTTCACCTCTTGATTTAGTTTTCAAAGACCTGTAAAATGTTTGTGATGGTTAATATTTGTGCGTTTCACTCCCTCGGCAAAGGGAGTTTTTTATTAGGCTGTGTAAAACTTCGCACCACAAACTTCTTCCAGATACAATTGAAGGTTATCTTGCAAAACGAGATCACCATCAATTTCAACTACTTCTTCGCCAAAAAAGATTTCATCACCGAAATAGTCGAAACCGAAAAACTCCGGGTCATTTCTCAGATCTCCATACCGGCGCATTCTTGTAATATCGGGGTGTTCAATTGTGTTCATAGTGTTATCAGTCCTTCCTGGCTTAAATCAAGCATGTAATGCTGTGAATATGAGTCTTCCGTTTCACCATCGAAAACAATTCCATACTTGAAAATAGAAGGATTATCATTGAAAATTGTTTTGCTCTTCCCATTCATCCAAACTGTGATACTGCAAATCCTTCCGTCACGGTACCAATCGATGCTGTGAACTTTGAATCGTTTCCCATTCACATTAAGCACTGGCTGTTTCATTCTTTTCACCCCTTCCAGCTTGAATTGCAAGGCACAACAAGATGTGCTTTTCAAAGCGATTCAGTTTAAGCCAATCACCTGTTTTAATTTTCATTTACTCGCCCCTTTCTTAAGCCTGTCTCATCAGCACCGGGAGGCTATCTCCGGTGGACTAGGCGAGCATCACGCCTAGTTTCGACTTGATTTCTTGCTTATGATCTATCAGCCGGCTATGGTCATAATCTTTGATGATAATGACAGCGTCTGTGGTCTCAATAAACCACCCGTGACTGCGGCCAAACACTTTTTTAAAATAACGATTAACACTTGAATAGCTAATCCATTTCTTCTTCATTTCACACACCTCGCTGTATGTGGTATAATGAAAAAGCAAATTAACATGTGTATAATTTCCTTCGTTAAAGGGCAGTTTGAAGCGCCATCTTCTTACTGCTTTTCTTTTTGTCTAATTTCAACCAAGCCGTTGACGATTGCTTTGATATAAATGTCATGAAAAGCTTCATCGTCGACGTTGATGTATTCGGACAATGCTTCCAGAATAATTTCAGCCTTTTCGTAAATATTCATTTCAGCCACTCCTCTAAAAGCCATCTGCCAATGATTACGGCCGGAACAAACCATCCCATGAATATGAGCTCACCCATTTTGTTGACCACTCAAAAATATAATTTTGTGAATATCAATGCCTTTTTCGATCAATTCACAAATCATGGCATTGATTCGGTCCTGCTGGATTTTCCGTTCTTTCAATCGCTTCAGCTCTGCGAGAGACCGGTTAAAATCAATCATTCGCATTTCTGTCATGTTGAGCTGCCCGAGTTCCAGTTCGGTTTCAGCTAAATGCAGGCATGTTTTACAGCATTTGTAATGCTCAATTGCTTTTGGCAAATCAACCGGCAAAAAATCTTCTTTGGTAATCATCAAATTCTCCTTTCGCTTTTTAATTTTTTTAGGACTTTCTTTGATTCTTCCAAAACTGAAAACCCGTAGTCTCTTTCCAATACCATGAGCAGGTTGTCAATGGCCACCCTAGCCTCTATCAGTTCGTGCATCATGCGGCGGACATTCTCCCGTTCGCCCGTTGAACACACATTTGGTGGCTTTACTAAAGAAACTTCATTGATGATCCGGAGCACGTCACGTGTTTCCATTTCTGCGATTTCTTCCAGAACCATACGGTGCCGTTCAACGTACGGTCCTCCCATAACCGGGCTTGCCAGTCCTTCCGAAAACTCATGCAGGATTGATTGCTCGAATTCATAATTTTGATAGGTCTGTATGGCATGACGTGCGACATCTTTATTCATGGTACGCGTTCCTTTCGTTTGCTTGTTTACCAGTTCATATGACTGGTAAGTGTCTTGTGCGATTTGTTTCTGTGTTAGTCCTTCTTGTTGCAGAATCGCCAAGGCTTCTTGCACCTTTGCAGATTCTTTCATCAGTTTCCCTCCTGTACAAAGTTCTTGTTTATTCTGGACATCAGAAAACAGTAAGATAAAACTAGAACGATGCAACACTGTTTTCCTGGGCAGCAATCCATTTATCGATTGATTCCCGCGAAAAGAAGATACGTTTCCTAACTCGGAAAAATGGGATCTGCTTTTCACGGACCATGGTATAAATTGTGTCTGGGTGAACACCTAAATAAGTTGCAACTTCTTGGACTGTTAGGGTACTGTTACGCATTTAGACCACCGCCTCGAATTCTTTGATCAGAAGTTCGGCGATTTTAATTTGCCCTTTGCCAGTGATTAAAGGTGTAAGTTTCTCAACATAACCTTCTGTTCGGCTGACAATGGTCGGTTTTACAACAAACAACCCTTGTTCCAAATAAATTTGTTTCGGGTTGTTATGTTCACGTCCGCCAGAGATGAGATATCCATGGGAGCGCAACCACTCAAACAGCTTGTTTCGGCCAATATTAATGCCGTGCTTGTCATAAAGCATCTTGGCAAATGCTCCGATGCTGATTGCACCGTTTGAGTTTGAAACAACTTTTCCAAATCTGGTGTATGGGAGATCGGCTCTTTGCTGTTCAATGGCCTGGTTGTGTTCTTGCTCAGCCTTAACTCGTTTTGCCTTTTCTTCTTTGAGACTAGTGAGCAGGCCAATTAAGAAATCTGGGTCACTGATTGTTTTTTCAAGCGTTTCAGGTGTCATGTAGGCACCGTGTTTTCGAATGGATGGGATGACTTCATGAGTGATCCAACGCTTGAATTCTTTGGCCTCTGGTTTGTTGCTCCTGAGAATCAAGGAGTAAAGACCAGGTTCATTTACCAAAGTCGTTTGCCGATTTTGACCTGATACACATAAAGTGTGTAGCAGCTTTTCATCTTCATCTAAATTTCGAGTTGCTGTGTATGGGTCTCGAAAACCCAAAATATCAGCTACATCTTTGGCAACAAACCATGGTTCGCCATCTTTTAAAATGGTGCGAACTTCATTTTGCTTAAAATTGAAGACTTGCAATGAGTTCAATTAACAAACCTCCTTCTTTGTTTGAGAATCTTGTACCTTTTTGCCGAATAAATAATCGACATCTCTGTCAAGAATCTCAGATATTTTTAACGCCATTTTTAAAGGTGGGTTAGAATATCCAGTTTCCCAATTGCTAACGGCTTGCTTGCTGCATCCAAGCTTCTCAGCTAATTCGCTTTGGCTTAGATTCTTCTGATGGCGGGCCTTAGCAAGATGATCATTTCTCAAATTGTTTCACCCCCTTTGTATGAGTTCCTTGAACTCTATGTCTTTATTATAGTACAAGATTCTTGTATGTCAATAGAAAAATATGATTTTCTTGTACTTTTATTTAAATATCCCGTTTTTGCTGTACAATAAACTTGTACATAAATGGAAGTGGTGATTAAGGTGCTAGCGAAACGGCTCCGTCAGGCGCGAAAAAATAAAAAGCTTACCCAAGAACAACTTGCCCACCTGGTTAAGACAACCAAGGGAACCATAAGCAACTATGAAAATGAATACAGTACACCATCTAATGAAATGCTTAAAGATCTTGCAAAAGCATTAGACGTTACCACTGATTATTTATTAGGTAACGATAGTAAAAACGAGGTAATAAATCAGCCGAACAGTGGAAATCAACTTTCACCAAAAGAAGAACATGACATTGCAAGGAGAATGGAAAAAATAAAAAGAGACCTGATGGAAGCAATTAACTCTAGTGGAAACGATGGCCTTAACTTTTATGGAGAACCAATGAGTGAAGAAGCAGTCGAATCACTGTTGGAATCACTGGAAGTCATCGTACGACAAACCCAACGAATTAATAAAAAGTACATTCCTAAAAAGTACAGAAAAGATGATGGAGAAGATAAAGGAATGTGAGGCGCATTGGCTTTGAAATGGATAGATGAAAAACTAGAAAAAATGGTAAAAAGGTACAAAACCAACGATCCGTACGTTATTGCGGAAAATAAAAATATCTATGTCTTAAAACACAATTTGCACCCAGAAATATTAGGTTATTACAAATACGAGCGAAGAAACAAATTCATCGTATTAAATTCTAATTACGAAGAAAGTGAGCAAAAATTCGTTTGTGCTCACGAATTGGGCCATTGCGTTTTCCATCCTAATTTTCATACACCTTTTCTTAGAAAAAATACATTCTTTTCGATTGAGCGAATTGAGTGTGAGGCAAATTACTTCGCTACACACCTTCTTTTGTATAATGAGAAGTTGGAAGATTATGAAACGACATTTGACTTGTTACATATTAATGGAATACCAGAGGAAATGGAAAGATTTTTATAATTTGAGGAGAATATATATGAGGAAAATTATTATTTCATTAATGACATTATCTGTAATTTTATCATTGATGGGATGCGGTAAGTCTCAAGCTCAAGTACCTAAGCATCATGTAAACTATATTACATCAACTGAATATAAAAATTTGAAATTAGGAATGACTAAAAAACAAGTGATTAAGGCAATAGGAAAGCCGACGAAAAAAGATCAAAAAGACAACAATATGTGGTATTACAGCATCAAACATAAATTAGCAAAAGATTCTTATGTAATTCTTACATTTGACATGAGTAATGATATTAACTCAACCGCTTATGTGTTGATAAGGAAAGAACAAAAGGGACTTTTGACGGATTATGACACTACTGTCGATGAATTTACTGGTAAAGATACAAATGATGAATCGAATACAGCTGATTCCGATTCCAATTCGGATAACTCGGATACAGTAGGCTCCAATACCATGAAAGGCGCATCCAACAGCTCTGAGTTAAAATCAGCCGCTAAAAAAGCAGATAAAGATAATGTAAAAACAGCTTATGTAAAAGATAAAATTGCGGTGATCGAATTTAAGGATGACTTTGAAACGAATGAGAAAACCATGCTCCAGAATTTTGCTTTATATAGTACCAGAATCATGGAAAAAGAAAAAAATAATTCGAATGTAAACGGATTTGCGTTTATCCGGGACACGACTTTTGAAAATACCAAAGGAAATAAAAGCACAGGCACTGCCATTATTGCTTACTTTACTAAAAAGGATGCAAATTCGATTTCCTATGAGAACTTCTTGCAGCTTGTTGATCTCGACCCTTACAAATTTTATAAAGCTTCAAGTGGGTATTTTATCAATCCAGCGATCTATAAAAATGCGAAGTCTTATATGCATGGTTTGCCGGCTTATAAAAATTCCAGTGATTATAAGCTATCCGATGATTTTTCAGAGGATCTAGCTTCATAATTATATAATTTTTTAGATTGAGGGGGATAAATGGTGAAAAAGAGTAGTCTGTTGTATGCAGGAATAATTGTCGTGTTACTCATCTTATTGGTACTTGGAAGATATTTATACGGGTTTTTCCTATTACTGTCAGGCGTATGCTTTTCTTTAATGATTGCGGGTTTGTTTGAGCCAAAGTTAGCGTTTTGGTCTAAGAAGAGATCAAGAAAATCTGCTGGTATAGGTTACCTTATTTTAACAATAGTTTTCTCTGTCCTTTTTTCAATTTGTTCGCCAAACCAAGATGTAGCAACTAAAGATAACAAGACAAAAACAGCTTCGTCTGAAATTAAAAAAGCAGAAAATAAAAAGAGTGAAACCACTGCTAAGAAGGCGGATAAAGACAAAAAAGAGGAGAAGAGTAAGAAAGCAGATGAGGATAAAAAGGCGGATGAGCAAAAGAAAGATAAAGCTTCCGTGGCCGCAGGCACAACTGCCGCTGTAGGCACTAAAAATAATCAGTCAAAATCTAATAATACCAACAAGCAAACAACACCAACCAATCAAGAGGCTGTCACATTAGTTGAAACCGTTGATGGGGATACTATAAAGGTAAACTACAAAGGTAAAACCGAAACGGTGCGTTATTTGCTTGTTGACACACCAGAGGAAAAGAAACCTGGTACTTGCGTACAGCCATATGCCGTTAGTGCATATAACAAGAACAAACAGCTGGTTAACAGTGGAAAACTTACCCTAGAATTTGAGACCAATGGCGACAAATACGATAAGTATGGCCGACTACTGGCATATGTATTCGTAAATGGAAAGTCAATCCAAGAGGAGTTGCTAAAAAGTGGATATGCCCGGGTTGCTTACATTTATAACCCGCCATACAAGTATCTCTCAAAATATGAAAGTGATGAAAATGCTGCTAAAAGCAGGCACCTCAATATATGGTCAGATAGTGGATTTGTAACTGATTCTGGATTCAATGGGTGTGCAAAGGCATCGGCAGGAACAAGCACAGCTTCCAGTAGATCAAGTTCCAGCACAACGAGGCATTCAACGAGTTCTGGATCTTCAAGTTCTGGATCTTCAAATAGTTCAAGTTCATCGGCTACAAGTGCTCCCGCTTCTTCCGGGGCAACAGAAATTTTTGCAAACTGTACCGAGTTGAGAAAAAAATATCCAAACGGAGTGCCGAAAGGACACCCTGCTTATCAAGAAAAGATGGACCGGGATCACGACAATTATGCATGTGAAAGATAAGAAAGGCCCTAAGGGGCTTTTCTTTAGAACCAAAGATAGAACATACGTACTTAATTTTCTGTACAATGTCAATATATTTTCTGTACAAAACGGAGGAAAACGAATATGGCAAGTATACAAAAACGTGGCGCAAACTCTTTTCTACTTGTTGTTGAGATTGGATATAGTGCGAAGGGAAAACGCCTAAAAAGAACAAAAACAATCCATGTTAATGATCCGCAGTTATTAAAGAAAAAGAAAAAACTCAATGAGTATTTAAATGATGAACTGACAAAATTTAAAATTGAAGTGGAAGCCGGGGAATATATTGCGCCTGAAAAAATGGTACTATCTGAGTTTGTAAAGGAATGGGAGAAAAAATATGCAAAAGAAGCCCTGTCAGGTGGCACTTTAAATAATTATCTGAGCAACTTTAAAAACCATATAGAACCGGTGCTTGGTGACCTTAGGCTAGACCAAATCAAAACAATACACATCGTAAACCTTTTGAATAATCTAAAGCGCACCGATGGAAATGGGGAAAGCTCAATCCACGTCAAACAATATACATACCGGGTGATAAGGAACATCATGAGCCGTGCTTACGAATGGAAGCTGGTAAAAAACAATCCGGTAGACGGTGTGAAAAAGCCACGAAATAAGGATGAGGAAATGCACAAAGTTAATGTGTATGACGAGGAAGAAGTGGAACAACTTTTTTTAGCTGTACAATCTGAGCCGATCCATTGGCGGATCTTTACTTCCCTCGCATTGGCCGGCGGGCTGCGGAAAGGCGAATTATTAGGGCTTGAAGTCTCGAAAATAAACTTTGACGAGCAGACAATTGAGATTGACCAGACCATTGTAATGGGAGAAAATAATAAACCCGAAATCAAGTCAACTAAAACTAAAAAGTCGGCACGCCTTGTCTCGTTGCCTAAAACCGTTATGGATGAGCTAAAGTTTTATGTAAAGTATCTTGAAAAAGAAAAGGAAAAAATGGGCGATGCATATGAGCAAGAACACCAATGGCTGTTTTGTAACGAATACGGTCATCATCTTTATCCGACGACACCAAGCAAATGGTGGTCCCGATTTGTTAAAAAAGCTGGAGTAAGGCATATCCGCCTGCACGATCTGCGACATACTTCGGCTACGCTTCTAATTAACCAGGGTGTGCATGCTAAAATTATATCAGAAAGACTTGGGCATGCTGATATCGGTATTACGATGGATACTTACGGCCACGCGCTCCGAACTGCGGATAAGTCGGCAGCTGAAAAATTGGATACTATTTTCCGGTCAAAAAGCCAAAAAGAATCAAACCGTCAACAATCCGTCAACAAGTCATAAATTGTGCTTCCGTGAGCTACAATTTATTGAAAAGCAAAAAACGCTCAAACCCTTTTATATCAAGAGGTTTGAGCGTTTAAACTTTAAGCGGAAGA